GGTGTACAGGCCGGTGGCCTCGGGCACGATCCCGCCCGCGGGGGGGCCGACCACCGCGGCGCCGCCGCCGGAGGGGGTGATGGTGACGGTCAGCCCGGACACGTCCGCCGCCGGCCCGCCGGCGTAGGCGTAGAACTGGGCCAGCAGGGTGGCCGTGGAGCCCTGCGGGTACTCGTCGGTCATTCGGTCACCCGGAACCGGATGTTGTCCAGCGGCAGCTCGGCGCCGGAGTTGAGGCTGGCGCCGAACGAGACGCTGCCGTCGGTGCCGATGGTGACGGTGTTGCCGGTGGCGCCGGTGCCGGCCGAGCGGGCGGAGATCTTCATCTCGAACAGCGGCCGGTAGCCGGCCGGGATGACCGCCCACGCGGTGCCCGAGTTGACCGTGCCGGTGAGCGTCAGCCGTCCGGACAGCTCGGCGGCGGTGCCGCCGTCGATCAGCCGCACCTGGGCGTTGTGGGTGGCCCAGTGCGCGGCGTTGGCGTTCAGGTTGGTCAGGTTGGTCCAGGCCGACCCCAGGCCCTGCACGACCGCGTCGGCGGCCGCCGGCTGCGCGGCGATGATCTGTTCGAACACCCAGGCCGCGCCCGACCACCGGTAGGTCTCCCGCGCGCTGGCGTGACCGACCGGGTAGGTGAACCGGTCGCCGGCCTGCAGGCCAGCGGTGAAGGTGCCGTTGAACGGGTCGTCGGTGAGGAACCAACGCCGGCCCGGCTCGGGCACCAGCAGCAGGGCGGGGGCGGCGCCGACGTCCTCCGGGGTGAGGGTGACGTCGCCGGTCTCGTTGTTGACCTCGACGACGACGGCGTCGTTGGCGTATCCGGTGGCGGTCACCGCTCACCCCCCGGAATGTCCTGTTATGCCCATATTTAAATGTAGCGATAATGACGGTTATGGTGTAGATCGATTGCGTGGCCTCGGCGGCGGGTCAGGCCACCACACCCTGCGCCACCGAGGCCACGCAGCTTCTACGTGGCGGCGACGTACGGGACGTTGGCCACCGTGGTGGGCGTCGCGATCGTCGCCGGCGCCGTGTCGGTCAGCGAGCTGCCCGAGGTCTGCGCCAGCACCTTCTGTCCGGACACGACCGCGCCGGCGGCGGCCGCGTTCTCCAGCGTGACCCCGGCCAGGGTGGGCACCGCCGTGGCCTTCACCATGATCGCGGCGTAGTAGACGCCCGAGCGGGGCACCAGGTACGTCGAGGCGAGCGCGACGGTCTTGGCGGTGTTGGCCGCCCAAGCCCCCGTCGTCTGGTCGGCGGTCTGGCGCACCAGCGCCGGCGTCGACGAGTCGTCGTACAGGGCGAACCACCAGTTGGTCGGCGTGTTCGCCGCGGTGGCGCCGGACAGGAACGTCAGGCTGGTGATGACGTCACCGGCCTCGAGGTGGATCGGCGTGGACAGCATGACCTGAGTGGTCAGCGCCGACATGTTGGACACCGCCTGCAGGCGGCTGATGTTCTCCCGGTACACCCCAGATGGGCTGCCGCCCAGGCTCCAGGCCGGGTTGGTGACCGGGTAGCGGCCCCTCACCAGTGGCACGTCAGGACCCCTTCCGCTTGGTCGTAGCGGTCTGCCGCGGCATCCGGTCGGCGGTGTCCTCGCCGCCGGGCAGCTGCTCGGCGGCCAGTGCACGGCGCAGCCGCTTGGCCTGCACCCGCGCCTGGGCGGCCAGCACGTCCTGGCCGGCCTCCTCGTGGTTGTCGGCCTGGGCGTTCAGCTTCTCCACCTCGCCGGCGATCTGCTTGGTAACGCGGTCGATCTCGCCACGCACAGCCTCGGTGCGGGCCGTGCGGCCGGAACGTTCGTAACCGTCCAGCTCGGCGCGGTACCCGTCCAGCTCGGCGAGCAGGTCGTGGGCCATCTGATCCGTCTCCTCTCTCGGGTGATGTCCGGATGGGCCGGTGGGCGGGCCCACGCGGGGGTCGCCCACCGGTTCGGGATCAGAATCCGGACGTCGGGATGACGCCGGTGCCGGACACGATCGAGATCGCCTTCGGCAGCCGGTTACCCATGAACGCGGCGTACCGGTAGACCTGGAAGCGCACCTGCAGGGTGCCGGAGAGCACCTCGGTGAGCACCCGGGTCTGGATGGCGCCCTCCCACAGGTACAGGTCCGGCGTGCGCAGGGTGATGATGCGCGTCTCGGTGCCGCCGCCCAGGTTGGTCGGGATGTTCCCGTCGAGGATCACCGGCGTGCCGACCGTGAGCCGGCCGACTGGCCCTTCGGCCTCGGCGCCGGTCTGCAGTGCCATCGGATTGAACGGGCCGCCCTGCTCCGGGATGATCAGCGGACGGTTGGTGGTGTCCAGCTGACTGGCCGCCCAGTACCAGATGGCCGGAATGACGAAGGTCGCGGTGGCCGGCATCTTGCGGTTGCTGGCGATCTGCGACACCGACTTGATCCACGGCACCCACATCTCCGGCAGCGTCGGGTCCGCGTCGGTGTAGGTGATGGCGTTGGGCGAGCTGACGTTGAGGATGCCGGTGGGCTGGCCGTTGGAGCCCGAGCCGTTGATGACGTACACGTCCTGGCGCACCGCCAGGTCGGCGAGCAGGTCGGAGAACACGACCGTGTCGAAGCCGGGCGCCGGCGACTGGTCGAGCAGCTGCATGGCGACGTCCTGCTGGCCGGCCACGGTGTACACCGACGCCGACACGCTGGTGTCGGTCATGTCGGTGGAGGTAACCGACGCGCCGTCGGCGGTCTGCGCCGCCGTGGCGGTGCCGGTGGACACCTTCGGCAGGTTGATGCTGTCGGTGCCGCCGGGCAGCTCCAGGTTGCGCACCGCGTTCGCGATCGGCCGCCCGAACCTGGGCAGCTCGATGTACTCGTCGACCAGCCACAGCGGCGGCACGAAGTAGCCACCCTGCCCGTCAGTGCGGTTGGGGTTGACCCGGGTCTCGAACGCCGAGGAACGCTGCTGGTCGGACCATCGCTCGGCCAGCGCCATCTGGTCCATCTGGGCGCGAGCGCGGGCCTCGCGGCGGACCTCGCGGGCGGGCAGCTCGACGCGCAGCTCGGCGGCGTGCCGGTTGAGCCGCTCCAGGGCCGCCTGGTCGCCGCGCAGGGTTCCCTTGGCCAGGTCGTGGAAGTACGACTGCCCGGAGTGGCGGCTGTAGGTCAGCGGCTCGACGACGCGGGCGCCGCCCTGCTCACGCTGCTGGCCGGTCTGCCCGGCCGCGGCGAGGACCTGCCCGGCGGCCTGGTCGCGCTGCTCGGCCTCGGTCAGCTCCTGAAGCTGCTGGGCCGTGTCGGCGATCTCGCCGTCGAGCTTTCGCAGCTCGGCCGTGCCCTCCGCCAGCTTGGTCTTTTCGTCGTCGTTAAGGCCGCGCTGCTCGGCCTTGGGCGCGGCGATGACGCCGTCCAGGTTGGCCTTCAGCGCGGCCCGCTTCTCGCGCAGCAGCTCCAGCTGCTTGCGCAGGAACTCCAGCATGGAGATCCCCTCTCGGATGGTGGAAACGGTTGGGTCGCGCCTGCGTGGGGCCGTCCGAGTGGTGGCCGGCAGTGGTGGCGCGCGGTGGCGCGCTCCGGCTGCAGGCTCCGGCGCGTCGGGGTGTGGCAGGCAGGTCAGCCGAGCAGTGCCAGCTCGGCCTCGTACAGCGCGAGGTCGTCACCTCGCGGGGCCTGGCCGGCCAGGCGGGCGCCGAGCCGCTCGTACAGTTCGCGGGCGGCGGCCTCGTCGAGCCGGTCGAAGTCCTGGGCGCGCACACCGACCGCGGTGGCCGGGTTGGCGCCGAAGTTGACGACGGACACGTCGCCGCGGTGCATGTCGACCTCGACGATGGACCGCTCGTCGTAGTCCGGCGACCACATGCTCTTGCCGGTGGGCACTCGGAAGGCGAACGACATCTCGTCGACGGCGCCGTCGGATAGCGCCGCGAGCATGTCCTGCACGTCGCCGCGAGCCGGGTTGACCTCGGCGCGCATGTGCAGGCCGGTGGAGTCCTCAGCCAGGGTGAGGCTGCCCGCCTTGGTGTAGGCCATGGACAGGCCGCCGTGGTTGAGCAGGAGCTGCACGGCGGGGTTTTCCGCCAGTGTCTTGGCGAACGCGCCGGCCCGGATGACCTCGGTGTACGCGCCGTACCAGTCCCACATCTCGTAGGGCTCGTCGGTGACCGAGGCGTATCCCTCGACGACGGTGGGCCCGCCTGCGGTCGCCGCCGCGCGCACCTCCAGCCGCACCGGGAACGCGCGGCGCTCCATCCCGGCGACCGACGCCCGGTCGGACTTGGTCTTCATCGCGGCGGCTCCTTCGTCTTGCCGTCGTCTGCGCCGGCTCCGGCCGGTATCGGGGCCACCTCGACCGGCTCGTCGCCCCAGGGCACCGGCGCCCAGTCCTCGTCGTCGCGCACCTCGTTGATCACGCGCGCCTTGGTGGCCAGCTGCATCAGGTAGACCCGCCAGCGCTCCATGGTGGTCATCCGCAGCAGCGCCGACCGGTTGAAGCGGACGAACTCCCGCGGCGGCAGCAGGGCGGTGAACATCCGCTCCAGGTCGGTCAGGTGCGGGTCGAACGTGAAGGTGAGCAGGTCGGTGGCCCGGTCGACCCGGGTGGAGTAGGTCAGGCTGCCACCGGTCTCGTAGCCGAGGACCTCGGCCAGGCCGGGCCCGAACAGCCGGCAGCAGTCCGCGGCCGAGTAGCCCTGGGTGGCCAGCATCTGCGAGTCCTCCGGGCTGACCTGCAGCGGCTCGGGCTTCTCCCAGCCCTTGCCCATGACCAGCGGCTCGCGACGGCCGTACGTGGTGGCCATGACGCGCTCTTTGACCGCCGCCGCCTTGGTCTGGTCGATCTCCTCCAGGCTGTTGCGGTACACGTAGGACGGGTGGCCGGAGTCGAGGAAGAACTGCAGGCCGAACCGGGTGGCGGCGACGTTCTGCCCGATCGTGGCGAAGTGGTACGCCACCGGCGACATTCCCATCACGCAGCCGGGCATCGGGTACGCGCGGCGGTGGAACAAGGTGGCCATTTCTGCCGCGTTCAGCTCCCGGCCAGCGACCGTCCAGTGCCGGACGCCTTGGTAGTCGCGCCAGCCGTACGCCTCGTCGGGGTGGTACAGCACGATCTGCGTCGGGCGTCCGGTGGCCCGGTCGGCGCCCAGCAGCTGCCCGACGACGTTGCCGCGCAGCTGCCGGCACATCAGGTACTGGTAGAGCCAGTCCGCCGCGCCGTAGCCCTCACCGCCGGGGTCATCGACCAGCGGCGGGTTGTCGATGGGTTGGGCGGTGCCGTCGGGCTGGCGGCGGTAGGTGTCCAACGGCAGGTTGGCCAGCACGGTGGCCACCAGGTTCGTCGAGGACCACACTGCGGCGGACTGCAGGCTTGCCTCGGCGCGGCGCAGGTCGATGCTGGAGAACGAGGCGCCGCCGGCGCCGGGCGGCGGAATCGGCGGGTTGGAGAAGTTGGCCGAGTAGCCGTTGTAGCGCCTCTCTCTGCCGCTGAGCCGACGTCCCAGGTCACGCCAGAAACCCACGCGCGTGACCTCCCTCACCAGACGTTGTCGGCCGCGTCGTAGTTGTCGAAGGCCAGGTGCCGGAACCGGGTGAATGCGGCCAGCGCCAGCGAGCCGCTGACCAGCGGCGAGATGTCCGAGGAGGCGATCTTTCGACCCCAGGCCCAGGATCCGTCGCCGATCGGGCGGGTGCGGGCGCCCGCGAGGGCCAGGGTCATCTCGTCCTGGCCGAGGTGCACCAGGCCGCCGGCGCGCACGGTGTCGGTGAACGACGCGCAGGCCGCGCCCAGCTCGGGGACGGTGGGTACCCAGACGCCGCCGCGGTGCGGGTCCTTACCCATCCGGGTCAGGCCGGCCTGCTCCATCGGCTGCAGCAGCGTGTTGGCGCCGGACTTCTCATCGATGACCCAGGCCACCGGCTTGAGCTCGTCGCGCAGCTCGAGGATGCGGCGCATCAGCCAGGCGACGCCCTCGCCGTGGTCGAGCACCACCAGCCGCGGGGTGCCGTCGTCCGGGCCGTCGCCGACGGCGACGATGGCGGCGTGGTCGCGCAGCGGGGTCACGTCGACGCCGATGGCTAGCACGTCGCCGCTGGGCGCCCGGTCGTCGGCGAGCAGGTCCCACTCGGCCAGAGTCGGCACGTTGGGGTCGGCCTCGACGTCGTCGTCCTCGAGCGTCCAGTTCATGTACGCCCGCAGCCACTCCGCCAGGAGCGCCGCGTCACCCTGGGCGTCCTCGAGCTCGGCGCGCAGCGTGTCAATGGTGACCGTGTGCCGCCAGTGCGGGGAGCAGCGGCACGGCGGGCGAGGGCACAGCGCCGGCATGCAGCCCAGCCACACCCGCGGGTCGGTGTAGTCCGCACCCTCAGGCGCCGACCAGTCGAAGTACGCGGTGCGGGTCGGCGCGCCGGACTCGGCCAGCTTCCGGCCACGTTCCCGGTCAGTGTTCATCGGCACCGACTTGCTGGTGCCGGCGGTGGAGAACCACCACGACTGCGCCGACTCCACGGTGATCATCGCGGGGGACCAGGCCGCCGAGATGCGGTAGTCGACCTGGGCGAAGTACTCGTCGAGCAGGCCCAGGTGCAGGGTCTTGCCGTGGCCGGACTTCTCGGTGTTGTTGTGCAGGCTGTGGATGCTGCCGGTGGCCCGCCAGATGATGGCCTCGCGGCCGTTGGCCTTGCGGATGCGGCACCGCTGCGGGACGAACTTGGCCGCCTCCAGCAGCGGGATCTGGTCGTCCTCCCACTTCTGCCGGGCCTCGGTGCCGGACTGGGCGGCGTAGCGGATGCGCTGGGACTGCCAGGCCATCCCGCGGTGGCAGGCCACCGGCAGGATCAGCGAGGTCTTGCCGGACTGCCGCGGCACCGTGCAGCCCACCTTGCGGTAGGCGAACGTGCCGGTGGCCGGGTCGATTTCCAGGGCGGTGTCGGCGACGTAGCGCTGCCACGGCATCAGCGGGGTACCCAGCTTGGCGGCGATGCGGGCCACCTTGCCGCCGTACGTCGGCCGGTCCGGGTTGCGCAGGGTGGCGTACCGGGGCGGGCAGGTCAGGCCGTAGGAGGCGTAGATCTCCGCCCGCCGTCGGTCTTCAGTCCGGCTCGTCAAGGCCGTCGAGCTCGTCTTCGGCGTCCGGGTCCGGGTCGACGTGGCCGCGGCGGCCGGCGGCGATCTGCTCCAGGCAGGCCCGCAGTTCGCGGGTCAGCCGCGGCAGCGCGCCGTCGCCGGCGAGCGCGGCGACGTCCACGGCCCGGGCCAGCCCGTACGCGATCTGCGCCAGCGAGGGCTCCAGCTCGGCGGCGGCCAGCTGCGCCAGGTCCGTGCGCACCGTCGTCTCGACCGGGCCCGGCGTGGCGCCGCAGTTCGCGCAGCTCGTCGTGGCGGCGACCTGCTCGCCGGCGAAGTGCACCGCCTGGTCGCCGAGCAGCTCCAGCGGCGACACCTCGAGCCCGGCGGCCACGCCGAGCAGCTCGTCGAAGGCGAAGTAGCGGGTGCGCCGCCCGTCCTTGTCCGGCCGGCCGGTCTCCAGGAAGCGGATGACCGTGCCGGTCAGCGACGCCGGCGCGCCGGCCTCGCGCGCGGCGACGGCCAGGTCCTCACGCGACAGACCGGCCGATTCGCGCAGATCACGGATCCGGGAACCGATCACATCGCTGATCGCCGCGTCGATCCGAGTGACCCGATCTTGCGTCATTGCGACCATTTCCGCAGGTCAGCGGCCTGCCGGGGAGAAAAAAAGGGAGGCCATGAGCGTGGGGTCATCCGGCCTTCGTGATCAAAAAATCGGTGGCCCGATCGGTCAGTGCCAGCCCCGCGACATGCGCTTTGGCCTGCTGCTCATGCTCCTCGCGCCCTTGCTCGAGTTGCACCCGTAGTGCGCAGTGGCCAGGTTGCTGCGCTCGTACGGCGCACCACCCCTGGACCTGGGCACCTTGTGGTCCACGCTGAACGACCAGCGCGTGCGCGGCTCGGCGTCGAGGTCGATGATCCTGCGGCACCAGTGGCACACGTGCACGTCGGAAGACTGGCGGATCTGCTGGCACAGGTTCGCCCAGCGCCGGCCCTTCAGCCCGGCCATGGTGTGCGCAGGTGGGTCGCGCAGGTCGCGGCTCGGGCCAATGCGTACCGTCGTGGCCGCGCCTTCGCCCGACGTATCCCCAGCTCGTCTGTGGAGGGAACGCCGCGGCGTTGACGCCACCCGGTCCCGGACAGCACGACGCCCCGCGTTGTGGCCGCGGGGCGTCGTGGTCGTCTGGATGCGGGCATAGTCCACCTGCTGGCGCAAGCGTGTGTGATCGTGACCGTGTTCGTCAAGTCTGCCGCCGATTGCCGCGTGTCGAGGCCGCCGTGTGCAGCTCGGCATCGAGGAGTTGGTCGGCGTCGTAGCCGGCCAGCCGGCCGCGGCGCACCGGCGGGTCGACGTGCGGGAAGCCGCCCTCACCTCCAGCGCAGCGGGCGCACGAGGTCGCCGGCGTGGTGTGCCCGGCAGCCTTGGACCGGCGCACCCAGTCGCGCAACCGGTCGGGCGTGACGCGCAGTTGGGCGCAGGCGCGCGCGGTGTCCCACCACCGTTGTCCGTTGACGATCAGCGCGCTCATGCCCCGAGGATCCCCCAGCCGCGCCCCTCGGCCCGGCTGTCGATGCGCCGGCGGCGCAGCAGCTGGGCGCGCTCGATCGCCCGCCATAGGTCGGCCAGCTCGCCGTACGCCCAGGCGTGACGGCGCCCGGCCACCCGGGTGCGCATGCCGCAACCGCAGCCCTCCACGGTGCAACGGCAGCGCTGGGACACGCACTCGGCGTACCAGCGCGACCGGTTGCGGGGACGCTCGCCGTCAGCCGAGCGGACCAGGTCGCCGCGGTCGTAGTGCAGCTGCAGGGACTGGCGGCCGCACGCCGGGCAGCGTTGCTCCAGCGGCTGGGTCGGCTCCTCGCCGAGCACGCGGGCGGCCTGCCGGGCGATGGTGTTGGCGCGCTGCAGCCCGGCTGCGACCGTACCGGCCAGCTCGGCGTCGCGGATGTGCTCCAGCGCCCGGTAGCCGAGCCAGCTCAGCGCGTCGGTCACCGCCTGGTCGCCGGCGCTCTGCCCGACGTAGACGGCCTGCTCGGCCGCGGCGGCCTGGCCGGCGAGGTCGAGCACGATGGTGTGCACCGCAGCCTGGGCGTCGAGCACGCCGAGCCGAGCCGACGCCGGCGTGGGCGGCAGCGCGGTCATGCCGTTACGCAGGTTCCACTCGCGGTACGCCCGGGCCTGCATGCCCTGCGCGGCAAGGGACTCGGCCCGTCCGTCGTCGATGACCGTGGCGTCGGAGCCGTCGCGGCCGGGCTCGGCGAGCAGCTGTAGCCAGGCCCAAGCCTGCCGCAGTTCGTCGAGCGCCAACCGGGCCTGTTCGACCAGTTCAGCGGCGGCGCTCACGGTTGGTCCTCCGCTGGGTGGCCTGCGTGCTCTTCCGGCTGGGGCCCGGTCAGTGCGGATCTCAGGTACGGGTTGGGGTTGGCCGGCGTGCGGCGTGTGCCGGGCGGCCCGAGCCGTGCGGAGGACGCAAGATCTACTACCTCAGGGATGCCCGTCCCGTCCCGTCCCGGGCCGTCAGTACCGGCGCTGCGGGTCTGTTCTGAGACGCCGTCGTAGGTCGGATTTTGGGCGTGCCAAGGCCCGGTCTGGGTGCCGTTTGCGCTGCTAAGTGGGTCTGCGCGGGGTGGTGGTCGACCTGCGTCGGATCTGTCGCCGGTTTCAGAACGGTTTTGGGTCCGATCAGTGGTCGGTTTTAAATCCGGTTCTGAATCCGTCGTAGGTCCGTCGTAGATAGGTCGGGTCTCTGTCGTAGGTCCGTCGTAGATAGGTCGGGTCTCTGTCGTAGGTCCGGGCAAGGGTCGCAGGCGCATGCCGGCCGCCTCCGGGCTGCGCTTGCCCTTGCGTGTGTTGCAGCCCCGGCAGGCCACGACGAGGTTATCCGCGCCGGCGGCGATGTCCGGTCGCACGTGGTCCAGGACACCGCCTTCGGGCGAGCGCCGGTCATTCCAGCGCACCGCCTTGCCGCAGTAGCGGCACTGGTCGGCGTCGCGCCGGCGTACCTGCTCACGCAGCTCGCGGTCGCGCAGCTCGCGGCGCTGGGCCTTGGCGACGTCGTTCTCGGCGCGGCTGGGGTTGCGGTCGAGGTAGTCGTGGATGGCGTACGCGGCGCCGTCCGGCCACTTGCGACCTTCCAGGCACGGGCAGAGGTCGCCGCGGCTGTGCAGCAGGGCCGAGCGGCCGAATACGCCGCGCAGGAGCCGTCTGAGGCTGGCGGTGGTGCCGTAGAGGGCGGCCACGTCGGCGGTGAGGAAGCCGTCGGTGCGCTCGGCACCGACCCAGGCGAGCAGCTGCGTCCAGTGGCCGAGCGCCTCGTTGCGCTGGGCGGTGGCACGGTCTCCTCGCGCCTCTGGGTCTGCCAGGCCGCGGACCTTCACGGACATCGGCAGCTTGTCGTCGAGCTTCACCCAGGGCACGGTGACCACCTGATCACAACATTGATCATCGTGATTTGATCTCCTGGTATGCCTCGGCCGCCGCCACCCACACGGGGTGACAGCGGCCGTTCGGTATGCGGTCTGACGAGCTGCGGAGGTGGGGTTCGTGAGGCAGCAGTGTGGCTAGGCGGTTGTCAGGAAGCTGCCAGGAGACTGCTAGGAAGCTGCAAGGTGGATGGCTAGGTGGCAGTAGCGCGCTGGCGGCGCCGGGCGCCGTTCGCCAGCCCCGAGCAGGTAGGGCCGCAGTACCGCACCCGACTCCGGGGCGACGCGACCGGATCGCCGCAGCGCTCACAGCGTCGTGTGGCCGGAACGTCGAGGCCCAGGATGGGCAGGATGTCGGCGTTGCCCGTCCTGGTCAGGTACCGCGACGCGGCGGCCTCTACCTCGGCTCGCCGGGCCAGCTCGGCGGCGTCCGTAGTGGTCGGCACCCGGGCCGTCGAGGATCCGCCGGCGTGCGCAGAGCCGCCCTCGCCGTGCCTATTGGTCACCGGAATCCCCCTCGGTGTCGAGATCGGACCACTCCTGGACCAGCAGTGCGCGCTCCCAGTCGGGCAGATCTGACCCGTCCTCCATCGGCCCGTCGATCACAATGAGCAGCTCTGCCGCCGTTAGCGCTGGCGAGGACGCCATCCAGGTCTCCCAGGCGCGCACAGCACGAGGGAAGCCCATCCGTAGACGCTCGCGGTTATCAGGGTCAGCCTTGGCGATCAGCAGGAGCAGCTTGCCGGTGAACGAGTCCTCACTGCCGCCGAGCGCGAGCGCCAGGTCGCCGATGCCGTGCATCGGCTCGTCGCTAGCCGCCATTGGTCCCGCCTTCCCGGATCCAGGCTTCGAGCCGCTCGGCGAGGCGAAGGGCTCCACCGCCGACCTGCTCGATTGACTCCATGCGGAACGCGGCTGCCGTCTCAGCGAGCGCTGGCGCGATCAGTGTGGCCGCAGCGGTGAGCGCGGCCATTCGTATCTGCTGGTCGGCCCTGGTGTATCGGGACGGCGCCGTTGCTCCCGGCGCTGGTCCAGCGGGCACTTTGGGAAGCCCGCCAATGCCAGGCTCTGGCGACGGGTACCCCGGCTGCGACCTAGCCATTGCTAGCCCCGTATGAGCGCTGGTTGCGGCCGAGGTTGTCACGCCGTGCGGTCAGCGCCAGCCAGCGGATCCGCGCGGCCATCCAGGCCCGAGCGAGCCGTCCCCGCGGCGGCGGGATCTGGGCGGCCTCCCACGGGTCCGGCCAACGGTTCTTGGTACGCATCGGTCTCCTCACGTGGTCAGGGCGATGAGGCGGTCCCAGGCGTCGCCTGGGGCGCGTTCGGGCGTTGTGGGGTGCATGGATGCCTGCCGTGCCGCGAGCGTGGCTCTGGCGGCAGCGAACGCCGCGCGTCCAGGGCTGTCCGGCGGCGGGACGACGCGCCCTTCGATCTCGGACCACCACACGGGACGCGGTCGAGGGCGGTGGCGCGGTCGGTTGTCGGGTGGTCGACCCGCCGGCGGGCGGGCACCACCGACTACATCCGAGGGAATCCGATCTTGTGCGGCCGGGCTCGCGCGCGAAACGGTGACGGCCGTACGAAGTTCTTCTCCAGAGTGGTCGGTCGTAGTTGTACTGGTGCGGTCTTGGTCGGTACGCGGGTCCGGCGGACCACCCCATGTGGGTCCGCCGGACCACCCCATTGCTTTTTGGGGGGCTCCGCCGGACTCGCGAGCCACCCTGTTGGGGGTGTCCGGCGGACCACCCCATGCGCCCTGTTGGGGGTGTCCGGCGGACCACCCCAACTCTTCGGGCTCGACCGGCGTTGGAGTGCCACGCCTCCCGCGCGCCGCCGACCGGACGCCGTGCGCCGCCATCTCGAACTGTCCCGGCGTGAGCACCTCCAGGCGCTCGAGGAGGTCGGCGGGCAGCGTCAGGCGGTACTCCTCGGCACGCCCGCGACTGGCCGCGCGGACGGTCTGCATCAGCCCCAGCTCGAGCAGCAGCGCCTTGACCGCCCGTACGGTCTTCAGCCCACACTCCAGGCCCACCGCGATGGTGGCGTCCCCGGGGCGTACCTCGCGCCCCTTGTCGTCGGCGTACGAGGCGTACGCGAACGCCACAGCCTTGACCGTGGCTGCCGACAAACCGCCGCGGGTGGCCTTCCCGTTCTTGCCCGTGCGCGAGCTGCCGCGGATCGCGCCCGTGAGCCGGGCGCGCCGGACGATCTGCTCCCACTCGTATCGACCGACCGGCCGCACATCCTTCACCCCATCGGCGGACATACGCTCGCCTCCCGTGATTTCTGTCGGTCCGCCGTCGTACGGTGGGTGCCGAGGAGTGCCCTACCGCTGGCGGCTGTGGTGGTCGTTGGAGGTGTGCGGTGGCCCGGGCCGTGGGACGTACGGCCCGGGCCACCTGCGTCTTCGGCGGTCGACCTGGTCGGTGCCTCGTTGCGGTCACGGGCGCGCCACAGCGCGTGGCTGAGCGCGTCGAGGCTCATGCCCAGCCGGTCGGCGATCTGCGCCTTGGTGTAGCCCTCAGAGCGCAACAGCTCGTAGTCGTCGAGCGTGTCCTGCGCAGGCCGATTCACGCGCGGGTAGTCAGCCAGCTTGCCGCGTCGGCGTGCGCGCTGGTAGCAGCGGTAGCAGAGTCCGCGGCCCTCGGAGGGATGCTCCGGGTGGCATGTGGCTGGCGTGCGCCGGCGGCCAACGCGGTCGACGTACGCCGTGTTTCCGTCGCTACGCACCGCTAGTCACGCTCCCTCCGGCAAGGTCGAAAAGGTCGAGTTGGCCAGCGCGCTCCGGCACGGCAGGTTGCGTCACGGCCGAAGGCGGCACCGGTATTGCGGCTGCTAACCGCTGGAACGCGAGGCGTTCGCGGACCTGGCTGGCGATCGCGGTCCACACCAGTCCCTTGGCCGGATCTTCCGGTGCGCGCGGCTCGCCGCGGATTCCGAGCACCGCGCTCACCGTGCCGCCGACAGGCGGCTGGTTGCGGTGCGCCACGATCACCGTCGGGGTGCCGTGCCCGGGGATGTACGCGCCCGACGTGTCGATCACCCAGCGCAGGTCGTAGCGGGGTAGGTAGTTCTCGATGAACTTGCGGCCGAACTCCCGTTTCATGAAGGAGTTGGCGGTGATCTGCGCGCACCAGCCACCGGGGACCAGCAGCTCGTTCATGAGGGCGAAGAACGGCAGCGCCAGGCTGTACTTGCCGGAGCACACGTCGGCGTACCGGCGGCGGATCCGCTCGTTGAACGTCGCGTCCTTGACGGTGATGTACGGCGGGTTGGCCAGCACTACGTGGTAGCGGCCCCGCTCCAGCAACGGCTCGGCTTCGTCGAACAGGCTGTTCGCGCAGGCCACCTGCGGCGACCATGCCCGCGGCGCCTGCGCCAGGGACCGGGTGGACCCGTTGATCCGGCACGCCAACGCCAGCAGCCGGTATCGGGCGATCAGGGCCGCGTACGGGTCCAGGTCGACGCCGGTCACCGCAGCGAGCGCGGCAGCGGTCAGTTCGTCCGGTGAGGTGCCGTGCGGCAGTCGCGCCGAGGTGTCACGCGACGAGCGGCCCATCCCGCCGCGCAGGTAGCCACGGGCCCGTAGGAAGGTCTCGATCAGGATGTGGCCGGTACCGCACGACGGGTCGATCGCCCGCAGGTCGGTGCCCCACCGCTCGTACGCCGGGTCGAACGCCAGATCGAGCAGCAGGTCCGTGACGAACCGTGGAGTCTGGCACAGCGCCCGGCCCTTGCGGGACTCTTCCGACAAAGCCTGGTACAGGTCGCCGAGCAGGTAGCCGTCGCATCGCTCGGGCCGGTCAGCCACCGAGTGCCGGGCCCACAAGTCGTCCACCGGCCCCAGGTCCGGCACCGGCACGGCGAAGGCTCGGTTGATGGCAGGGTCCGTCAGCCCCGCGAGGGCGGGGTGTGACTCGGCGATCGCCTTGATCGTGTCGGGGATGTCGTCCCGCTGCTCGACCAGGCCGAGTTCGGTCGCGTGCCGGGCGAGAGCGGCTGAGTGGACCCACGCCGCAGCAGCTTCGTGCGGGATGTCGCGGGCGATCCGCTGCACGACAGTCTGGGCTGGGCGGATCATGGCGGGGCTAACCACGACTAGCTCACCTCCCAGCCCAGGTCGGACCAGCGTGTGATCGATTTGTTGTTCCGCCGCGCGTACGACATCTCCAGGCGGGTGGACTCGCCGACGTACCGCCCCGGGTCTACGACGAGCACCTCGTCGGCCAGGTCGATCTTTCGGAAGTGGAGATCGTCCAGGGCTTCTTTCTGCTCCGGGGTGATCTCGTCGCCGTCGTGGCCGAACACCCCGGGCGCGAGCACGATGTAGCCGCGCAGCGTCAGCCGCCGGTTGGCCTCGGTCATCTCGGCACGGAAGCGCGTCGAACCGCAGAGCACGACGACCGGCGGCACTGGCCGGCCAGTATCAGGGCTACGCACGCTTAGGGCTCCCTTCACGTCGGGCCTCGTACCGGTTACAGCGCTGGCACCAGCGCAACGCCCGGACGTGATGCGGCCTGGTGGCCGGCTCCATGTCGGCTGGCCGCTCGCGCCAGTCCGTCCAGTCGTGGTCGTCGTACTGCGTGCCGTCGTCGTCCACGCAGACCGCCGTCCACTGCTCGGCGGTGTCCCCGGGACGTAGAAAGTCCACGACCGGCGCATAGATGCCGGGCCGGCCGGTCGCCTCGCTGATCGCGATGGCGTTGATCTGCCGGTCCACTGCGGCCGCGTAGCGGCGGTCACGAGCGCGGCGGGATTGATCTCTAGGCATGGGTAGCTATCCCTCCTCGCCGGTGCCGGGCATCAAAGCGGGCATCGAGCCGCGTTCGTACGTCAAGGCAAGCTGCGGTGCGGCCCATTCGCCGACCGTCTGTCCGCTGGGGAGCTGGATGTGGGCGAGGAATTCCTGCTCCACGGTGGTTATGCCGGCGGCGACTGCTTCGAGCTTGGCCTTGATGACCAGCGCGAGCGCCCGCCACCGCTGCCGCACTGCCTGCTCGTAGGCAACCTCGGCGGCCGACGGGGAGCGGCTCTTGCCCGTCGGGGTGCGGGTGAACTCCGGCGCGGTCGGGTCCGGCATCGGGAGCCGGAACATGATGCGCCGGCTGGCCATCTCGAACGCGATCGTGGCCCGCTGGTGGTCCCATCCGTACGCGAACGCGCTCGCCCCGTACCGGCGCAGGGTCCGCTCGATCTCGGCGCGGGAGCGGTCGCTGGAGACCTCAGTTCGCTCGGCGTACCTACTCACCCCTACTGCTCCCTTCGGTGCGACGGGTCCTGACCTCGCACACCAGGCACTGCACGCCGGCCGCCTCGCTGGTGTCACCGCTGGCGTCGGCCGGGTACGTCTGCTCGTTCGGCCAGATGTCGTCACCGCATCCGGCGCAGGTCTGGAATCCCCCGGCCGGCTTGCCGCCCGAGGGCCAGCCGCGGCGACGGGATGTCAGGTACTCGGCTGCCACCTCGGCGTACGTGCGGTCGGACATCCGTCGGCGGCTGCGGTACCAGACCATGAACGTCTCGCCATCGCGCAGGTGCTCGATCGCGCGCTGGTAGCCGCGTTCGATGGGCGAGACGTCCTCTCGGGCTCGGTCGCGGATGCGGGCGGCGACCGAGGCGGCGAACTCGCGGACCTGGTCGTCCTC